ACTGACAAAACAAATTTTCTGAAAGCCTTTAAAAACAAGGGTTGTAGACGTTGCCACACTATGAACATGGTTTATTTTGACCTGTTGATAACTCTGTGGATAACTCTGTGGAAAACTCTGTGGAAAACTTTCAGATTGTCGTCTATAGCCCCCCGCCCTTAAAAGTTGGAAGTAGCAAATGTAACAGTGACACCAAAACAAATCTGACAAAAATAACCTAATCTCAAGGCTTAAGGTTCTTTAAACTGTATACATAACCTAATCTCAAGGCTTAAGGTTGAAAAGCCGTATTAAATGTAGTCATCGGTAAAGTTTGTGGATATAAAACCACCCTTGCCCCTACATCTGATATACTTTGGCTTGTTGAGCTTGTTTCTCTTCTTGCAAGCTCAACAATTACAAGGAGAAAAAATATGGCATTAACCAAACAAGACTTAAAAAAGCTTCCGAAATCTAACGGCGATCCACGCAGAGAACAAGGTAGGCTCTATACAGAGCTGGTGTTCACAGGGTTAAGTCGGAGAAAGGCGTTTGAAGAAGTGTTTCCTGAAAAGGTTGCAGCACTAAAAGCTAAATACGAAGAGAAATACTACCCACGAGAAGTTGCTCGTATGGCGCATCGGATAGAGAAGGGTAGTTTTGTACAAGAGTGCTTCGCTGTTGCGAATAAACACTGGTGGACAAAGTTCATCACTAAAAAGCAAGATATTTATGAAAACCTGTACAACACTGCGATGGACACAAACGAGAAGACGGCTGATCGCCTTAACGCCAGTAAGATTTTCTTAGCTAACGTACCTGATGCACCTAAAGAAGAGGTTAAGGTTAACGTTGAGGTCAAGGTTGGCTCTGATGAGTTTAAGAAGATGCTCGATAAGAAGAAACGTGACTTACACACTGCTGCGAACGGTGATGTTGTTGAGGGTGAGGTGGTTGTAGAGGTGCTTGATGGGTAAGTGGGTCGCTCGTCCGACTAAAGAGATATTCAGACATCGCCAGTGGGCTAATGCACACGGGGCTAATGCGATGAACGGGGCGAAAAACAGAGAACACGCTGAGGCGGTTATGTTGTTCGGACAGAGTTACTTTAAAGAACACTTTCCGTCACTGCACCCAGAACTCCATACTGACATGTTGGCGTTGATGTGTTCAGCGTATAAGTTTAAAGCGATCGCTGTACCTCGTGGACACTCTAAGTCAACGCTAATCTCGTTCCTGTTGGCGATGTACCGCATCGTGTTCATGGAGCGTAAGTTTATCGTTATTGTGTCGGAGAGTGAGGACAAGGCTAAAGACTTTGTTATACGACTGCGTGATGAGCTGGAGTTTAATCGTAAGTTAATACGAGACTTCTCTGGCGATAAGGGGTTCAAGACAGCTGACTGGTCTAAAACTGACTTCGTTACTAAGAGTGGGATACGAGTAGTCGCTAAAGGTGCAGGGCAGTCTCTTCGTGGTCTGATCCATAAGGACACTCGTCCTGACTGCATCATACTTGATGACATTGAGACCAACGAGTCGGCTGGTGAGAACACTGTACTTAACTTCATCCTGACCGATGTGTTTAAGGCGGTTAATAAGAGAGGGTTGTACGACATCTGTTACGTGGGTACGATAATCAAGGACATGGCTGTTCTACACCAGATGTTGGTTAACGATGAGTTTGCATCGGCCAAGTGGGAGGCGATCGATGATGAGGACGAGATGGTAGCTCCGATGTTGCTCCCTAGAGCTGAGTATGACCGAGAAAAGCGCATCGCTAACCAGTTAGGTAAGATGAGTACGTTTTACGCTGAGTATCATAACAACCCGATGGTGGCGGATGATGAGGCTACGTTCAAGCAAGAGAACTTCCAGTATTTTAATATGGCGCAGCTTGACCTTAAGAGGATGAACGTGTACATTGCCTATGACCCTGCGTTGCCTAATCGTATAGGTAAGAGGCAAAGGGCTGATAGAACGGCGTTGATCGTGTTGGCAACAGACTCGAACGAGGACTGGTACGTGGTTAAAGTTATTGCTAACAGAGATACACCGTCCAACAACAGGAGATTGTTGTATAATCTGGTGAAGAAGTATAACCCGCGTAAGGTGTGGATGGAGACGATAGCAGCGCAAAGAGCGATGTACCTTGAGATTCGTGATGACATGAAGAGACGGAGTATTAAGTTTCCGTTTGAAGAGATTTCTTCCCACGCAGGTACAAAAGAGGCTAGAATTGAGCAACTGCAACCACTTTATGAGGCAGGTAGGATATTTCATAACAAGAGTGATAAAGAACAAGTAGAATTAGAGAGGGAGTTGTTGTTGTTTGGTAGGACATCTCATGACGATAGGAGTGATGGTTTAAGTTTTTTCTTAAATAGAGTAAAATATCCGAGAGAAATAGTGAAAATATCAGGAAGAACGCGTGATTTTTATGAAAATGCGTTTAATAATCACTCTAAACCTAGTTGGAAAATTATTTAATATGGAAGACATTAAAATAAGTAAGTTAAAAGGTGAGAAACTTTTAGAACAAGTTACTAATTGGTTTGCTGATTCAGTTAGTTGGGATAAGGAGTGGCGAGATAACGCTAAAACTTGGTACGACTACTATCACGGTAGACACTGGACATCTGAAGAGATCGAGCAGTTGCAAGACAGAGGTCAAGCAGTAACCACTTATAACCACATTAAACCTTCCATTGACTCTGTGATCGGTGCAGAACGTCAAAACAGACCTAAAGTTAGTATGGCTGGTCGCACATTAGACGATGAGCAGTTAGCTCAGGCTAAAACACAATTGTATAACTACATTACCTACAACTCCAAAACAGATGATGAGCTTGATCGGATGATCAAGGATGCGTTTGTTGTTGGTAGAGGTTGGATGTACGCTTACGCAGACACATCTTCTGATGAGATTGACTTAATGCACTCGTTTATTGACTATCGAGATATGTTCTCAGATGGTTACTCTAAGCGAGATGATCTAGGAGACTCACGTTATATACACTACGCTGTATATACAGATGAGAATATGGTTAAAGCCCAGTTCCCTAACTACAAAGCAGAGACAAGTACGGTTGAGACAGCAGCATCAGGTGTGATTAGTTTTGAGTCAAGCTCAGATGATGAGATTTGGTATGCAGGTGGTGACAGAACTCGTCCACGACTGATTAATACTTGGTACAGAGATGAGGACGGTAACGTCAGCACGGTTATCTGGGTTAAAGGTCAGGTGTTGTACGAGCAGAAAGCACCATATAAGATGAATCGCTTCCCATTTGTTCAATATACAGTTTCAAGAGACCTTGACAATAGGCCTTATGGTCTTGTTAAGCAGATGGTGTCAGCTCAGGATGAGGTTAATAAACGTCATTCTAAAGCACTACATTATCTTAACGCTAAGCAGGTTATGGCTGAAGAGGACGCGTTCGTTGACTGGAATGATGCGAAGAAGACATTAGCTAAGCCTGATGGAATTACTAAATTAGCTGATGGCGCACTTGCTACAGGTAAAGTTCAGATTGTTGACAACACAGCGTTAGCATCTACTCATATTCAGATGATGCAGATCGCTAAAGACAATATTCTGTACTCAGCAGGGCTTAATCCATCGTTCGTGGGTCAAGCGTCTCAGTATGAGTCAGCTAAAAAGGCAAATTTGTCTATCGCTCAGGCACAGAACTCGATCGTTCCTGTACTTAATAAGTTACGCATCGCTCGATTCGACCTAGCAGAGATTACGATGAAGCTTGTGCCAGAGTTTTACGGTGAGCAGCGTATCGTTCGCATTACTCAACCAGATGGCAAGTATGCGTTTATGCCGTTGAACCAAGTCAAGTTGTTAGACGATGGTACTCTGGCTAAGCTTAACGATATGACCAACGATGACGTTGACGTTATTATTGAGGATGCACCTAGAGGGCTTAACGAGCGTGAAGAGCAGTTCGCTCAGCTTATGCAGATACAAGGTCAAACATCTCGTCCGATTCCGATGGAGGTGTTGTTACGCTACAGCTCGATCAAAGATAAGCACCAGTTAGCAGAAGACTTGAAGCAGTATTATGCGATGGAGAGTCAGTTGCAACAAGCTCAAGAGCAGATGGAGCAGATGGTTAAACAGATAGAACAGCTTGGCGGTCAGGTGCAGCAGAAGGACAGTCAGATTGTACAGATTCAAACAGCGAGAGCTGTAGACAAAGAGGTGTCTAAAGTAAAAGACAAGATGGGTGGTGTTATTTAACCCTAGTTGTACTCTAGCTGGAGTTTAAACGTAGCAAACAACGCACTATATTTTATGGTATAGTGTATTTAGTAACAAAAAGAAAAGGATGCTTATGGCTACCCAAGAAGATAAGAGTCCAGTGGCTTCGTTAATGGAAGACCTAGGGATTGGCTCTGATGATTCTACTCCAGTGATGGACGATGATTCGAAAAACCCTGAACAAATCGATTCTGATACACCTACCCTTGATGAGGATGGTAAAGTACCAGAAGAGGCTGAAGAAACAGACACAGCGAAAGCTGACACAGAACCCTCAGAAGACGAAATAACAGCTTTGAAGGCTGAACTTGAAAAAGCAAATAAACGTATTAGTGATAAAGACAAATATATTAATGAGCTTCGACAAGCTAAGCCAGAAAAAGCAGAAAAAATGGTAGGAGATGATGCGGTAGCGTCTGAAGATGACTTTTGGGAAGACCCTGAAGCGAATTATAAGGCACTATTAAATCAACTCCAGATGGCAAATTTAAGGATCGATGAGAACGCGTATGCTATGAAGAACGCGGACTATTTCGATGTTGTAAATGCTGAATCGATTCAGGATGCGTTTCAAACGAACCCTGAGTTTATGGAAGAGTTCAATAATAGTCCTCGACCGTATGAAACAGCATATACATTCTTAAAAGCCAATTTGGAAACCAAACAATTGAATGATAAGCAGCAGAAGGAGCAGCTTGAGAGTGAGATTAGAGATAAGGTATTGTCTGAATTAGGGATCGATAAAGACACCCCGAAAAAGCAAATACCTCCTAATATGCGCTCACTTGGTAGCGCGTCAACTAACAAGAAAGGTGCTTCAGAAGATGGTTTTACTTCAGTTTTTGGTGGAATGTAAATAATACTAATATGAGGTAATAAAAATGGCAAGCACAAGTATTGCAACAACTCACGGTTTAACTGTGGAACAATGGAATGCCGATCTGTTTAAGCTCTACCAAGAGCAAACTTTCTTCGGCAAATTTAAAGGTGTTGGCGGTAAGTCAATCGTAGCTGTAAAACGCGATCTAACTAAGAAAGCGGGTGATGCGGTTACTTTCGGTTTTTCTAACACTATTCGTGGTACATCAGGTGTAACTGGTAACACTCCTCTTGAGGGTGAAGCATCAGGTACTTACACTGTAAACAATGAAGCGATGAGCTACAACTACCAACGTGTAGTTATCGATCAGCTACGTCAATCAATTAAGATTGCTGGTTTGATGGATGAGAAGCGAGTTGCTTTCAACATGCGTAATGACGCTAAAGCTCAATTAACTGATTGGTTGGCTTATAACGAAGACCAGGCTGTTTTTACAGCGATTCAGACTTGTGACCTAGTTAAGACTAGTGTTATCACTGGTACTGGTGTGACTTATGATGCGATTGTTGATATGAAGAAGGAAGCAATGTTTCCATCTGCTAACAATATTGCAGCTAGTAAGACAACTCGTAAGATCGAGCCTGTTAAGGTTGAGGGCGGCGAAGAGTATTTCGTACTAGCAGTTAACCCGTCTGATGCAGCAGCGTTCCGTAAGTCTTCTGACTTTAAAACGTTCAACCAGTACGCAGCTAACAGAGGTATGGACAACCCTATCTTTACAGGTGCATTAGGTGTATTTAACGGTGTTATCGTTCATGAGCATAGCTCAGTAGCAGTAGGTGCTCCAGTTCTTATGGGTGCTAACGCTGTTCTTCTTGGTTACGGTCAAGAGATTATGTACGGTGAAGACACGTTCGACTATGACAACCAGACAGGTTTTATGATCGGTTCTGTTCGTGGTGTAGCATTAGCTAAGCACGATGGTACTGATGATAACTCTTCTGGTTCGTCTTACGGCGCGATCAAGTTCAACATCGCTACTTAAAAAAATGGCAGGGCTTCGGCTCTGCCATCATCACATAAGGATATACAATGACACTTAGAGAACTAATTGCTAAGGCAAGGGACAAACTTCAAGACGCTGATGCAGTCTACTGGAGTGACTCTGAATTTATCGATCTTTACAATGAATGTAAAAGATATTTATCTTCCGAGCGTAAAGAGAACCCTACAACCACAACTGTATCTTTATCTGATGGTGTTTATGAGTATAACGTAACAGGTGTACTTAGATACATTTCAGCAAAAGACAATGAGAAAAACAATAGAACGCTTTACCCTGACGATGGTAGCGGCGATGGCGATAGTGATGCTATCATTATTATGGATTATGATACTATTTATGTTAATACCCCTGCTAGCGGTACAACGATTACACTCAAGCATATCGCATTTCCTGCGGACGACAATCTAAATGATGAGGTTAGAAGTGGTGATGAAGAGTCATACACATACTTCCTTCTAAGTAAGGCGTATGAGAAAGACACAGATATGGAGCAGTTCCAGAAAGCTCAATACTTCTGGTCTATGTTCCAAGGTGCTATGAAGTTCTTGAAAAAGAATAGCAGCCTTAACTTTATGGATAAGACAGAAACTGTCAAAGGATATTACTACTAATGGCAAAAGAAATATTAGATATTTATGTTGAGCCAGGATACAGGTACGAGTTTAATTTAAACTTTGATACTGTAGCTGGTACAGACTTAGAACCAGATTATAACTGTTACTTTAATTGTGCATCTATCGGTGAGCTTCAGTTCACACATAATGCTACAAGTGAACAGTATGAGATGATTATCTCTGAGGCGAACACAGCTAAGTTATTGACTAATTTAGAAGAATATAGTGTGTATGTGAAGAAGATCAGTGACAACAAATACGATAAACTACTTTCTGGTAGAATACATATAGATAACAAGGTGAGGTAGATATGGGTGTGAATGTAAATCTTACAAAAGGTGCAACTAAAGCTGAATTAGATAGCGTTTACGCACAAGCGGTAATAGCTAAAACAGAAGCTGAGACAGCTGAAACTAATGCAGAGACCGCTGAAACTAATGCTGCTAACAGTGCTACAGCCTCAGCTAACAGTGCTACAGCGTCAGCTAACAGTGCTACAGCATCCGCAGCAAGTGCTAGCGCAGCAGCGGCATCTGAAGCAGGGGCTGACGCAGATAGAGTTGCAGCAGAAACAGCAGCGACAAACGCAGCAGGATCAGCTAGTACAGCAACAACTCAAGCTACAACAGCGACAACTCAAGCCAGTAATGCAGCGTCCTCAGCCACTAGTGGTGCAGGGTCGGCTACAACAGCAACGACTCAAGCTACGAATGCAACTAACAGTGCTACGACAGCTACAACTCAAGCGACTACAGCTACAACTCAAGCTACGAACGCAGCTACAAGCGCTACAAACGCCGCCGCAAGTGAGACTAATGCGGCTACAAGCGCATCAAACGCAGCGACATCTCTAGCTTCAGTACAAACAGTATTTGATAACTTTGATGATAGATACTTAGGTGCTAAAGCATCTGATCCAACAGTAGATAATGATGGTAACGCACTGTTAACAGGTGTTGTGTATTGGAACACTACTTCATCAGGTCTAAGATTTTATAACGGTAGCGCTTGGGAAGAGCCTGAGACTATTGCTACAAACGCAGCAACCTCAGCAACTACTTCAGCTACAGCGGCAGCTACATCAGCTACTAACGCAGCGACAAGTGAGTCTAACGCAGCAGGATCAGCTACAACAGCGACAACTCAAGCATCTAACGCTTCAACTAGTGCTACTAATGCAGCGACTTCAGAAACAAATGCAGCTTCAACCTTAACGACTTTCCAAGGTCAGTACCGAGTAGCAGCTACAGCACCTACAACTAGCCTAGATAGTGGTGACTTATGGTTCGACACTACTAATGGTGTAATGAAGGTTTATGATGGTTCAGGCTGGGTAAATGCTGGTT